CCTTAACGTCGGCCTGCCCGTCAAAGTCGCTTGACGAAATAGCGCGGGCGAGGTCAGGGCGGTTTTTGCCAACGGTTCCCAGCGCTCGCGGGACATCATAGCCCCACGCCATGCCAGCAATAGCGGCCCGAGCAAAGTCTGTAAATGCCTGAGCAATGGCAGACACGACAGGCGAAAACACGCGCTCTAGCTGTTCTCGGGTGGCAATGATGGCGCGACCGGATTCGCCAGTGGCCTGCCCTCGGCTGACCTGATTCCACCCGCTTGCGTTCTCAAACGCTCGCTGCTCTAGCGCCAGCGCTTCTTTCACGTCTGCGCCAACAGAGAAGCCGTTGACGGGCTGGATGCTATCACTCATGCTGCCAGCGCCACGGACTTCGATCATCGACGTAACGCCACCCATAAAAGTCTCGGTGGCAATCGCGTTCGGGCGTGTTAGGAAGCGGCCACCTGCGTTGACGCGGATGTTTTCGATCCACTTTGACAGCAGCGCGTTGACCCGCATCTGGTGGTCAATCCACTGCTCCATGACAGGGCGGGGGTAGTACGACGGATCGCTCGACCCGTCCCGCACCGGCACAATAGGGATGATGTTCCACATCAGTGGCTTCGGGCCAAACACCACTTCATCGCCAACCAGTACCAACTGCAAGCCTTCTGGAAGAACATCGGGGTGCGGGGCCACGTATAGCGTGAACCGCTCCGTCGTGTCCTCGTCCCGCAAGCGCTGGCCTTCCCCGATGGTGGTCTGGGATAGCACCCATGCCCCAAGCCCTTCAGAACCAGAGTAGGCGGGGCCGTTCCCATTGGAGATTCGCGTGTCTGCCGCGTCGAGTCCGGCTACGCCGTAGCTATACGCAGATTCCTGACGCGAGATCACCTCGCGAACGATGACCCAGCGCGGCGGCTGGGTGGCCGTGGCGTTAGACGACACACGGACCTGCTCCGCACGCAGCGTTTGACAGCCAATGTCGCCAAGTGGCTTTTTTTCTCCGGGCTTTGTGCCCAACCGCTCGTCAAGCGGGCCACGGTCGGAGTCCCAGAATAGATGCCAAAAGGATACGCCGTCTGTCTGCGCCCAGAACGCCGCTTCGCGAGAGAAGCGATCCATCTGCAACTGCTCGTACAGGTATTCCAGCGCCAACTGCTGCGCCTGAGCCTTTCGCTTGTCTTCTGGGTCGTTGGTCGCAGGCGTGACGGAGAAGCCGGGGCGCTGATCCATGATGATCTGCAATCGCTGATCCAGCGCCTTGTCCATCATGTTGTACACCACGCGAGCCGCGTCGCGTGGGCGAGATGGCTCGCGCCACGGGCCGAGTCCCTGCGCGGAAATCCATTGCTGCCCAGCGCGGAACAGTCGGTTGCGTTCAACCAAGTGCAAGTGCGTTTGCACCGCTTCCCGACGAGAGTCCCACAGACCCCGCACCCACGATGCCCACGCTGCGCGGTCGTCAACTGTCAAATCGCTGGCAAGTGGACAGTCGTCGCCGTATAGAGCACGCAGCAGCGTTTGCTCCAGCTCAGTGCGAGGAATGTCCATATCGTTTGGCAGATTTGGGGCCATCTGCTCGTTTGGTGACAACGGATTGTTTGACAGCCCCTCCATAAGGCGGGCCATCTCGTCGTCCAACGTCGCGCCAATAAAAGCGGGATCGTCGTCCACCATCATCGGTCCTGTCATCCGAGAATACTCCCCACGCCAAAGGCACTTCGTACGCGATTCCAGTCCTGCAACTGCTCGTACCGCTCACGAATTGCCTTGAGCGTGTCCTCTTGCGCCCACGACTCTGAGTGCGTCATCGCCAACGCCATCAAGTCATCAGGGACGTTTGCCACTTCCGCCAAAGGCGATGTCCCACTTTGCTGTGCGGCAAACAGTTCTGCCACGGCAGACATGCGCCACACGGCATATACGACAACCGCTGCCCAGAGAAGGTGTGCAGCGTTTGACATCACAAAAAGAAACGGGGCATCACAGCGCGGTGTACCGGATAGTGACAACCGGAGAGCCGCTTGTGTAAGCGCTGCACCGTGCCCGAATGCCAGCATATCCGCCTGTCGAGGCACTCCATGCGCCAGCGGCAGTAGCGGTCGAAGCAGGCGTCGCGCTGTTTGACGGCGTCATGTTAAACGCTACCCAATTCGTGCTATCCACGGTCGCTTCAAACGTAATCGTTGCAGAGAACGACGCAGAAATCTGCACCGCGACAGCTCCACTAGAGGGCAACCCCGTCACAGTTGCCGCGTTATCCTGTGCGGCAACGGTGACTGCCGCAGACTTCATGATTCCACCCGGCACTAGTCACACTCCCATGCCCGAAGGCTTTTGTTGATTCGGCTGTTAGGATCGTTTGCCGTCTTGGCGCTGGTCAGCTTGGCCTTCATGCCCTTCATACGTCGGCAGAATGCGATACGACGCTTGGCGCTTGTTGGGCTTTTGGCCGCTTCGGTCTTTTTGACCGGCGGTTTGATGTTTTTGCCAGCCGCCCGCAACGATGCACGGCCTTTGTCGTTCAGGCCGCCCTTAGGGTTCTGCCCTTCTTTGCGCTGCCATGCAGGCGAGGCCATGCTACTTCTTGGCCTTGAGCTGCTTGTGCTGCTTGATCGCAATGGCGAGGAAGCCCGCGACCAGCGCCTTCACCACTTCGCCATCCCACATCGCCAGATCGGTGGGGATGTCCGTGCCGAGGATGCTTGCCATGCCGGTTGCCAGCGAGGCAATGGCGATAGCCAGCCCCTGCTTGGCATACGCAGGCAGCCCGTCGATCAGCCCGCTCATCTGCTTGATCCCGTCGAGCACAAACGGCGTGACAAACCCGATCAGGATTGGCGACACCAGCTTAAGCGCGAGCGTCAGCGCTGCATCACTGAACATCAGTCCTCCTCCTCTTCGTCGTCAGTGGACTCCTCTTCGCCTTCGTACTCCGCGAGCTTTGCCTCTAGCATATCAATGCGCTCCATCAGCGCGTCGATCTTCGCGTTCATCGACTCAGGCTCCATCTCATCCATCGGCTCGTCGTCGCGCTTCCGCATGGGTCCACGGCCATCCATCGGCTTGCCCATTGGCTTGCTCCCCATGCCAATGACCACCGTCATTCCCGACGGCTTTGAGGGCTCCATCCCCATGCCCTTGCGCTTCAACAACGGCTTGCGCCCGAGCTTTTTGCCAAGCTTTTCGAGCACTGCGTCCATGCCAGTCTGCTCCATGTCTTACCAGCCCGATCCGGGCAGTTGCGATTGGAAGTCCCCTGACGAGTGAAAGAGCCGCGCAGGGCCATCTTCAGGAGAAACATACGGGTCATTGCCGACTAGCCGCAACCCCGGTGGGGCTTCAGGCACCGCCCCCTGCACGCGGTCCCATCCGTACAGCGCCAAGGCAACTGCCATCACGCCGTCATCGTGGAATCCGCTCGGGGCTTCATAACGAACCCCTGTGGCGGTGTAGATAAACTCAAAGGCTTCCATCTCTGACGTGAGCCACTTGTAGTCATCTCCGCTTGGCAACGTCAACTCCTTGCCTTGGAACGCGGCAACCAGTCGCTGCATCAAGCGCAGTTTGGAACTTTGCGTAAACACATGAGGCGTGACGCTTACCCCCATGCCTTGCAAGTCTGCGACAATGGCGTCGCCAACGCCGGTCGCGTCAGCCACAATGGGCGTTTCCCCTACCTTCCCCCTTATCCGCGCCTTTGTGACGGCCCACGGGGCCTGCCAGCGGTCTAGGAAGGCGATCCGGCGATAGGCGTCGAACCCCACCAGCACGGTAAAGTCCATGCTTCGCGCTAAGTCTACGCCATAGACCACGACCGGCTGGTCTGACAACGGTCCTACGCTGGCTCGGATCGCTTCTAGGCCAAAGGGGTTTGCGCCATCGTCGGTCGGGATGCCTTCAAATTCTTGTGCAAAGACTTCGGGTGGTAGCTCTTTTCGAGCTGCTTCGACTTCCTCGGCGGGGATATATGGGTTTTCCAGCGTTGAGGCACGGAAGCTGGCCCAGTCTGGGTCTTCGCCCAGTCCTCGGTTAAAGAGGACGACAAATCCGTGCCGACGACCCTTTGGCGTGCCTAGGATCAAGGCTCGCCCCTTGAGATCGACCAGCGTTGGTCGGATCGCGGACTGCCAGACTTCCATCAAGTCTCGCGTAATACCGGCCTCGTCGATGACCACCAGCGCGTACTTGCGACCTCTGGCAGGGTCTGGAGTATCCAGCGTCCAAACCTCAATCACTCCGCCGGTCACGAGTTCTAGTCGCTTGTCTTGCTCGTTCATGCGGGCCGTGATGGGGGCCAAACGGTCCACCAGCTCGCGCCACGCCTCCAGCGCCAGTTTGTACGATGGTGCAAACCACCCGACTGGCTGGCCTTGGAGCGCTACATCACACGCTTCCCGAATC